ATAATTTAATGTTTGACCAGGATAAATCAAGTTAGGATTTGCTAATCCGTTTAATGTAGCTAAGGCTTGATAATTAGTGCCGAGTTTGGCTGCAATACTAGATAAATTATCGCCGTATTTAACCGTGTAGACATTGCTTGTTGCCGATCCATTGACTTTCAAAACTTGACCAGGATAAATAAGATTTGGATTAGCCAATCCATTTAATGCAGCCAATGTTTGATAATCTGTTCCGTATTGATAAGCAATGCTGGATAACGTTTCACCGTATTGTACCACATGAGTTGCTTCTGGTTGCTTATCAGGAACGACTGTTGCGTCTGGCAATAGTTCAATATCACCTTTGCTAATCCATGACAAAATGCCTTCTAGCAATACTCTGCTTCCAGTTACTTCTTGTACTTTATAGCTGTTTCCTTTTACCCATTGTGGAATGGCTTCACCAGTTGCCCAAGCATCAACATTAAATTTCACTTTGACCGTATCGCCAACTTTAACATCAGAACTTGGTGTTTTTTCAATTTCTTCGCCTGCATCTGTTGCTGGCGTATCCGTTTCTGGTTTATTGGTATCTGTATAACCACTATCCGTAATTCCTGTTAAATCTACGTTACCATCTAAACCACCTGCAATATAAGCGGATGTGAATTGCCAAATACCAATACCATCCATGCTTGGGAAATAAGCATACAATGGATATGGTGACACACCATCGATAGGATACGCAGCAATCCATAAAGAGTTAGGAAACTCTTTGATGATTTGTTGATAGTTTACATGATTTAGTGTAAATGGCTTATAGCTGTAATACATTGGAGTATAGCCAGCCTGTTTGATTCTGCGCATACCATACAAAATAGTCTCTGTATTTGCTGCTTTTTCGGCATCTGAACTTACATATCCTCCATATCCATCTGGAACACTAGCCAACGCTCCATGTTCAAAATCTAATGCAACGATGGAATTTTTAGGCGTTTGAATACGTGGCAAAAAGTAATCCATTGTTGTTTTCGCAATGTCCATGTTTCCCCAAGTGTCATACCAAATATAGGTATGCGCACGTTTACCTTGTGCAATAGCACTTGCTACTTGCGTTTTATATGTGTATTGTTCATAAATACCGCTAGCATTGTAGCCACCAATCTGAGCAATAGCGAATTTATCATGTGCATAACCAAAACGACCCTGTTCGCCTTGATAAATCGCCCAGTCAACGCCTTGGTCACCTTTTGCAGCAAATACATTTAAAGGCATAAAAAATAGAGCGACAAGCGCTCCTACTAAAATTTTCTTTTTCATTTTTACTTCTCCTTGTCTTTTAAATTATATGCTGACACACCTGTTACTACTCCTAAAAAAGTTGCTATGGCATTAATAGTTAAAACAGCCATATCTGTTTGCTGCCATCCATAAGCTTTACCTAGCGTGGCAACCAAAACAGAACTTGCAGGTAGCACTGTTAGCACGCCCCATTTGATAATTTTGTAATACTTGTCTGGTAATATCATTTCTAAATCCCTCCTAAGTATTTCGTGATTAAATAAACAGCAACAGAAACCCCAATTCCTGCAATTGTTCGCCACGTCCACTTTTGATTCTCTTTTATTTCCGCAATATCGCCTTCATTGTTTTTGGCCATTGAGAGTGCTATATCTGCTTTCTCTCTTAATTGTTCATGATTATCCAACTTTGTTTCAATCCGTGCCAAACGATCGACGATTTCAATTAAAGGATCATCTTTCAAGTTATCGTCTCCATTCCTGTAACAAAAAACCGCCTAGCTTTTGCTAAACGGTTTTCCTGTCATTTTTGTAAATTCATCTTCTGTTATACAAAGTGGTACAAACTCCATTACTTGTTCAGGAGTGAAACAACCCCAATCAAACATCAGTTTAATGTCATCATATGAATACATTATTTTGCACCTCCGATTTGTTCTTTAATCGCATCAATTTCTTTTGAATTTTGAAGCGAAGTAAGCATAGTCTTTGAATTGATTTGAGCTAATGATTCTGCTTTAGCAGTTAGTTTTTCATTTGCTTGTTTTAAAGCAGTGTTATCTGCTTCTAATACTACTGAAAGGTTTTCTAACAGATTTAATTTCTTCGAATAATCTTGCGTGACCGCTTCTTCCCATTTTCGCTCCGAGAAATTAAAGAATTGTGATTGTTCATTTGCTAAACCTTCAAGTGGTTTTTCTTCCACGTATGGCAAAGCAACGTTGTATGTGTCATTTACTTCTTGTGGTTCATAGCCCACAGGATACAAAACTTTATAAATAGTTTTCATCTATGTCATCTCCTGATTATAATCTGTTTTTAGCAATATAAGCGATTGTTCCCCAATACCACGTGTTTTTTGCGATGGTTGTTTGAGCTGATATTCTAACACCACTGACAAATTTAACAATTCCGCCACTCCCAACACTATTAATTAACGGAAATAGTTTGTCTGTGTTCGGTTGAAATTCATCTGGTATTCCCCAAACAATCGTTTGATCTTTTGCAAAATCTTTATCGATTCGCGTTTGAATCGTAAATTGAACAGTTACAATGTCACCGTAACGTTCAAAAGTTACAGATCCACCTTGTAAAGAATCAAGATCAGTTGGCGTAAATGATTTATATTTTAATCCATTTTGAGTTAATACTGCGTTGCCTTTCGAAAGAGCTCCATCTGCAAAATCCTTAGTACCTAGAATAGTTTCATTTCCAACAGCCTTTACTAATTTACCTTCAATACCATCGATAGCATCTGCGTGTGTTTTCATATACTTTACAGTGCCATTTTCTTTTAATTGAACAATATCTGTTGTCATTACACTTCCCCTACCTTTTCAAATGTAATTGCTGGCAATCCATCTAGCTTTGTTTTATCTTCTTTAGACATCAAGCCATTTTTTATTGAGGTTGCAACGTCTGTCGTTGTAGCGTTTTGCCCTGCTGGACCTTGCGGACCAACATCTCCTTTATCTCCTTTTGGACCTTGTGGACCAGGGTCTCCCTTTTCACCTTTTAATACTTCCGGTTTCCCTTCCACGGCATTCCAATGTGTTTGAGGAAATACCTGTATTCCTCCTTGTTTTAATTTAACAATGTCTGTCATTGTACTTCGCCTACTTTCTCAAACGTAATATCAGGTATTCTGTCAATGGCTTCTTGAACTTTTTGGTCGACATATTGTTGATTCACTCCGCCGCCATCGCCGCCACCAGTTGCTGAAATCACACCATCTTCTGAAATAGAGATATTCGCTCCAGCAGTATAATTTTTCAGTTCTTCCAGTTTCAATTTTAGTTCAGTGGTGAAATTTTGATCTGTTTGTTTTACCGCAGACAACGTGCCGTCTTCTGCAATTTCTAACAGTTGGCCAACCTTTATTCCGCCCAGTTCGTCTGTGGTAGCGATTGGAAGAATATACACGCCTCCCTCGCCATTTGACAATCGTTGAAACATTTCAGAAGTGATAATACCGTCTGTTTCTTCTGTCGCATAAGGAAGTTCTGTCAGTGCATTTTCTAAGCCTAAATCTGCTTTAGTGATAATTACTGCCCCAGTATATCCATTAACAGATAATACTTTTGATTGACCCGCAATAATTTTTTCTAATCCTCGAACAGCGGATACATGTGTAATAGGATAAAACTGACGTTCCACGCCATTTTCTTCGGTTTCCATCATTCGTTTTACTTTAACCACTTATTTCACCCACTTTTTCAAACACATAAGCGTTCTGTTTTGTATCATCAACTGTTGCGATAACCAATGCTCCATCGGACACAGGATAATCAACAGTGCCAACAATTTCTGTTTCATGATTTAGCGAAAAAGCATCATCTTGTAAAATAATCAAGTCACTTATTTCGCCATATTCTAACGTATATAAGCGTTTCTCTAATTTCTGATACAAATATTCCATATCTGCCAATAAACGTTCAGAAATTGAATTATGGCGCACTCCTTGAATGTCTACACGTGCATCCATTAGCTCGGCTAACATCGTACCGCCAGGATCAATCGTTTTTAAAATATCTTTGATTGATTCAAACCATGAAGTGAAATCTGTTTTTTGCGCATCTCGCCATGCTTCGAACTCTTCTTTTCTAGCATTCATCCAATCAGTAAAATCGCCCTTATTTTCGTTGATAAAAGCGGTCATGTCCGCGATTAAATCTTCAATGGACTGCCAATAAGAACCCATTTCACCTTCTGTTTTCGAAGCAGCATTCACTACAAAGTAAGAAAAGTTTTGCGTTGCACCAATCAGGTTATCACCTTTATGAATACTGAAATATGCTTCTTGTCTGTGTAACGACTGCATAGAATATTCGTCAAAGGTATAGTGAATAATCCCTTTTTTGGCATTCACAATTTCTGCTGAACGTTGAATTGGATATTTCTTATCAATAACCGATTCAAAAAAAACTTCGCAACCTGTTAAATCAAGTGGCAAAGCATTTTCAACTAGTATGGCTTCTAAGACTTCTGTGTTTCGATTTCCTTGTCGTACATTCTGAATCCCAATGTAATTGTATGGTTCGGTTGTACTTAGCGTTGCTTGCCATTTAACCATTGAAAAATCCTCCTTTCGTTATTTTGGTGGAATAACAATCGATTGAATAGAATTAGCAAAATATAATCGGTCATATTTTGCGACAATTTGTCCTTGCTCGGCATTCTGTTCTATCGTTTGGATACGTCCGTTATTTAAGCCGTAAATCACGCCCGTGTGACCATATGTTGGGTCTACTGTCCAACCTGTTCCCCATTGGCCACCTCGTCTAATATTGACGATTGCTCCTACTACTAAATCTTGATACGTTGGATTTTGGATTACTCGCCAACCTACCGCATTCCAATCATATGCTTCACCAATATCTGCAGCAGATGATGTATCACCAATTACATGCGAAAAGCCATAAATTGTTCCTGCGCCTAAACCACAGCCGCCCATAAAACCAGAATATTCGGCTGGAACGGCATAACATTGCCCATTACCAAGCCATTTGCCCATTAAGGTCTCCAAATGTTCTATGCCAGCTTTTCCTGTTGCAGTAGAAGCTTTCAAATCTTTGAATTTGTCATACCATACTTGTGCATAGGTTTGTCTTTCTGGATGTGCTGCAGCTGGACGTTCAAAGTTTAATTCAAACGCATAAGCAGCTGTTTTAGGCGAGCTGACAACTTTAAATTCATCAACTGTTAATGGACTTACTTGTCCTAACCATTGCCCATTGAACATACACCAATTAATTAATTGAGCTTGGGCTAATGACGTCCTATAGTCTTGTTTGATACCTGCAGCTGCGATTAAGCGTTGTACATATTCTCGGCCATTCCAAGTTGGTGCGCCTACCAATGGATATGCTGAACCATCCCATTGAACCCATCCGTAAGCTGGACCGCCTATTTGCTCGGTATCTGGGTTCATACTTGGACCAACTTCTCCTTGTACATTTCCAAGGATACCTGCAGCAGCTGCTTTGCTGTATCCGTTAGCTAATAGGTAACTCCATAAGTCCCAAGCAAATTTATCTGCATCGCTTGTAACTTCTGATGGATAACCACCTGTACCAGCTCCAGAACCGCCACCACCATTTTGACCAGGTATAACTTCTTTGCCGCCCACAATCAATCGATCAACTGTCAGAATTGCTTTACTTCCATTCGGACCAAAAAAGTTAAAATTATTTCCAACAAAAAACTGTGTAGGACCAGTAATTAAATGTCCTGTTCCTGATTGGTTAGACAAACCAATAATTTTTTGGGGATTATCTGCGACTAATAGCAATGAATTCCCATCAGAAACTACAGGATTTCCATTTTTATCTACTACCCCTGGAAAAGGATTTCCTTTCGTACCAATTGTCCCAATATGACTAGAGCCATTCCAAAATTCCATCCCTTTTTTAGTCAATTCCATGATTTTTTTCTTATTGTTCCAAATTTGCAAAGCACCAGCTACTAATTTTAGTACATCGCCTGTTGCATTATTAAAGCTTGTTTGTAAAACATTCGCGTTAATAATGCCCACTTTAATAAAATCAGCAACGATTTCTCCCTTAGAAGTCATAGCAAGTTCGAACGGACCATTCACGCCGTTGGAGGAATAACCCAAACCATTTAAGTTCCAGCGCCACACACGTTTTGCAGTAGCTACTTTGTTTTTGTCCATGATAAGAATTTCAGACGGGGCTTTTTCTGGACGAAAAACGACATGTCCACCACTGTTTCCAGTAATCCATGCCGTTGCATTTAAAACATTTTGTACTAATGTTTCTGTCCGATTATCAATTTTTTGTTTTAGCTCTTGAGTTTGATTATTTACTGTTGAGGTGTAAAGTGATAAATCATTCCCCAAAACAATATTTTTAAATTTGCCTAAAGTCGGAAACCAAGTATATTCCACCATGCGCTCCGTTACTTCAATATCGACTTCTTTTGCTCTAACATGTACTACATCACCAAAATGCAAAGAAGAAAACTCTTCGTACATGTCTTCATACTCCAAAGTGTGTTCTAATGCTACCATGCTAATAGTGTGCGTTACTTTTGGTTCATGAATGCGGTCTTTATCAAACAATGACTGGCCCCATTTTTTAAGCTCATCAACTGTTTTACATTCCGAATTTTCACGTTTTCCAATTCTTCGGTTACTATCATTTACACCAGCAATTTCTAAAAAGCCATACGTGATTGGCTCTTTATCTTGGTCATAATCATTGTCTGGTACGCCACCGATAAGAAAAAGACTGTTTATAATTGATTCGTCGTCATAGTCCTCATCTATAGCTTCCAAATTAATTCCAAAATCAATTCTAAAGCCATTATCTGCTCCAATTTGTTTTACTAATTTCAAATTAAAGTTATCCATCTCTAATTCTCCACCAGTAACACCTGTTAAATTTTGGTTGCCATTGTTAGAACCAATAATTGCATCAATTGGTCCGACTTGTTTTGCTGTAAATTGATGTGTAGTACCGACATTCGACAAATAGTTAAACCGTTGCTTAAACGTTAATGCAGCTTTTAAATTGTTCATGATTTGCGTGCCATTTCCGTTAGCAGTGAACGAATCAATAATGAAATTCTTATTTGCCATAAAACCAATGTGTCTCGCTGTCACTGAAACTGACTGCAGATTTTTTTTAATATTGTAAATCTCAAAATATTGATATGATCCATCTTCAACTTGTGCCTTTAGAAAGTTTCCTTTTTTTAAGTACGAGCGATACTGACCATCTCTTGCATAGTTACCATAGAATCGATACACACCATTTAACACACGGTTAATTTCTGGTAAATCTTGCCAATCTGGCAAAGCCATTCCGTTATCGTTTAAATTTTCAGGAATAGCAGTATAAGCATAAATAAAATTTTGTGTCATAAATACGCGCTCCTATTCCAAAACTTAGCTTCTATAAAATTTCCTGATATATTTAATGTATTTTGACCAGGAATCGTTTTTATCCAACTACCACGTGTAAATAGTGGATTCCCTTCTTGTATTGCTTTTCCCTTTTCGGTATCAATAGTGACGATTCCTGATTGTGTACGCAAAATCGTTAGCGAGTTACTACCAATGTTTAACGTAATATCGCCACCTTTTGAATTAATTTCGATATAAGGAAAAGCAATTTCATCACCGTGATCAGTAATTTCAATTGATTTTGTTTTAATCACTTTTGGTTGTTCGTTTACTTTTCTTTTGAACGGTTGACATCTAAATTCAATGTTAAAGGTATAAAAAACACCCCATTCATTTTTGAATGAAGTTGGTTTACTCATTGTACAAATAGCATCTAAATATTTATCTTCATCATTGTGAGTAATAAGTTTACTTTTACCAGTTAACCATCTTTTGACTGCCGCTAAATTTTCATATGGAATAGTTACATCTTCAATTTCATAATCAAAGGGTTCATAATCATTGAACGTTTCATTAAATTCACCACTTCTTCCGATAATAGAATACGTTTCATATCGTTTATTTGGTAAAACCTCTGACAGCTCATTTTCGATAATACACCCCATATCACGAACTGCATTCAAATCTTTCCAAATGAAATTGGGTTCATCAGGATTCATAAAAATCACGTTGGAACACCTCCTAAGTCATAGAAAGCTTGCGCACTTGCTTTATAAAGCTTGCGATTCATTCGATCTAACTCACTCGGATTATTTGCATCTACATGACCAATATGAACATGTTGTTCAATAGTGTTACCACCTTTCAAAGCACCACCAATTCCACGAGCTTTTTCTTCTGGTGACAATGGAGTTACTGTTGTCTTGCCGTTTTTAGCGGTTAAAAGTTCAGGACCAGCTTCACCAACAATGGCTTGACCATTTAGAATAGTTCCACCTTCTGCTAAATAAGGAATTTTTCCAATATGAAATCCTTTACCGCCAATTCCTGGCACCCATTTAGGTATTTTTATATTGTTTAATCCACCAATAAATCCATTGATTAACGTAATCATGGCATTGATTGGAGCTTTAGCTACTGCAGCGATACCTTCAAAAATACCACCAAAAATGTCAACAACACCTTGCCACGCTCTTGACCAGTCTCCAGTAAATACTCCCGTTACAAAATCAACGATACCGCCAAAAATACGCTTAATTGCATTTACGTAATCGCCAATAATTTTTGCAGCCCCATCCATGGCACCACCAATAAATCCTGTGATGAAATCAAAAGTAGATTTTGTCGTATCTTTCAAAACATTAAATACTCCAACCACAATATCTTTAATTACTTTAAAAGATGTATTGATAAAATCCCTAAACCAACCGATTTTATTATATGCAACTACGATTGCAGCTACCCAAGCGGCAACCGCCGCAATTACTAAACCAATTGGTGACGCGATAAAAGCAATAACTGGAATCAAACTACTAATGGAACTAGCAAGTGTTCCTAAAACTACTAATACTGGACCGATAGCAGCAACAACACCAGCTATCATTAATATTGTTTGTTTTGAACCTTCATCTAATGAACCAAACCAATTTGAAAATGCAGTTACAAATTGAGAAACTTTTTCTGCAATATCAGCTACTATAGGTATCACAACTTCCCCAACTTGTCGCATTGCATCAGCAATTCTTAGTTGCGCCTTTTCCATTTTTCGTGCTGGTGTATCATCCATTTTATCAAAAGCTTCTTGAGTAGCACCTGCTGAATCATTAATTTGTTTTAAAATTTCATTGTATTCAGAACCCTCACCTTTTGAAAGTGTTAGTGCTGCAGTTCCTGCTTCAACAGATCCAAACATATCATTTAATGCTAAACCATTCTTATGAGCATGTTCATTCATCAAATTAAGAACATCAGATAAATTATTCCCTTCATCCATTAATTGTTTAAATGATTTTCCTGCAATCTCTTTCAAAGCTTTATCAGCTTGACTACCAGTTTTTCCTAACTCATTTAACATGGCTTTTACCATAGTTCCAGTTTCTGCTGTAGCAATACCATTTTTTGTCATAACAGCATAAGCAGTTGATAATTCATTCATCCCTACATTATTAGCATTAGCTATTGGAATTACTTTCCCCATAGATGAAGCTAACTCATTTACAGTTGTTTTACCTAAATTTTGAGTAGAAATTAAATAATCCGAAATTTTTCCTGCATCAGTAGCTTTTAAATTATATGCATTAATCGTTGTTGTTAATAAATCTACCGCAGTTGCAGTTTCAGTAAAACCACCCTTAGCCAATTTAACTGCATCACCCACAAAATTAACAGCATCAGCTTGATCAACTGATGCTGATATAGCTGAATAAACTGATTCAGAATATTCTTCAAAGGACACACCCATTTCTGTTGCAGTTTTTGCAATTTCATTTTTATATTTTTGAAAATCAACTTGACTTGAATCTAAAAGAGTAGAAACTTTAGCAAATTGTGTTTCTACTTCTATTGCTTGCTTAGTAGCAAAACCACCTATTGCCATGATAGGTACTGTCACACCTGCAGTTATTTTAGTACCTACTCCTTTAATTTTTTCGCCAGCTTCGCCTATTTTTTTTATATTATCTGCAGCAAATTTTGAAGCTTTTTCTTGCTCTTTAAGTTCCTTATTGGTTTTGTCCAACGCATTTTTTAAATTATTTTCGGCAGTTTCGGCTTGTAGCAAACGATCATATAATTTTTTACTTTCTTTTGAATTTTCACCAGTTGCTTTTACCGATTCCTCATACTCTTTTCGTAACATTTTTGTACGTTTTTCAGCTGCTTCTGTTTGCACTTGTAGCTTTTTTTGTTGAGCTACTAATTTTTGGGTTGCAGTAGCATCATTCCCTAATGCTGAAATATGAGCCTTGTACTCTTTTGCTGCGGTATTCATCACTTGATTAATTTCTTTTATAGTTTGTGCATATTGTACCTGTCCATCCATTTTAAATCGTAAAACAACATCTGATTCATGCTTTGCCAAATTCTCACCTACTTTCTAATTAAAAAATGGTGTTTGATCCATCGTATAAATCCTATCATTCTGTTCAAACTCGAACGCATCAGGATTATTTCTACGCAAATAAAAAATGAACTGCTTTAACCAAAAATTTGGCGTACAGTTCATAAAAAAATTTACATCCCAACCAAACAAGTCCATTGCTACATTTAAATAAAAATCCCAAGGTACTTCTAATTCTTCCGTTTCTTGTGATTTCGGTTGTGGTTGTTTCGATTTTTCGGTTGCTTTTTTACCGTTTCTAAATCTTTTTGCTGAAAGTTTCCATTCATGAAAACACCCATTACTGTTTCATAAGCACTGACAATTTCATTGATTGCAATGGCCCCTTCCAATTCTTTAATCGTGCATTCAGTACCTCCTGCTCTTACCATTCCATACATTAACGAACGAATAAGTTTTAGTTCATTACCTGTTAACAGCACTTTTCCTTGCTTCAACATATTGTTTAGATCACGTTCAAAAACAGGGTATGGTTTTCCATAAGCTTCCTGAATAAAATCCAGCGCACTCATTGAAAACATGATTGGGATTTTTTCGCCTTGAATATCAATATAATCAACATTAACATCAACATTTACTAAATCACGTAACTTCGCCATTATTCAGTTCCTCCTGTTGGTGGTGCCGTTTCAAGTTGTGCTTCGTCATAGATGACTTCACTCATGAATTTTTCAACCGTCATATCGGTAACTGTAGAACGAACAGAATTATAATCAGATTTAATAACATCATTCATTAAAAGACCAGTTGCAGTCATTGTTAATGAGATATCTTTCACGTCAATATCTTCCGTTGTCGTCTCTAGCTCATGTTCTGTTGCAATTGAAATTTGCACCTTCGGATACCAAAAGGCGCTCTTTTCACCATTGGATAATGGGCCAATCGCACCTAATGCAAAGTAGGGCATCTCTTTCGGTGTCGATTTTGAAAAGGCAACACCATTTTTGCTGGCCATGCCTTTCATTTGATCCCACAGAGCAACTGGGAATGACACGTGTGTCAACGACAATTCATGTTGCGTTTCACGACTCACGCGAGTGAACAATTTGTTTGATGCCCATTTTTCCTTAGTGGTTCCGTTCCCTTTAATTCCTAGTTTTACAATATTTGGTAACCGCCAAATTTCAGTATCAAATACTGGTGCTGATGTTACAGTTTCTGGCTGTGTCCACATCGCAATGAATAAGTCATCTACGCCGATTGGATACAATAATTGTTTATCTTTGTTTTCAATAGTTGCCACACTATTCACCCTTTCAATTCATTCATAATTTTTTTAGTCATGATTGACTCAATTTGATTTTTGTATTGTTCAAAAGTACCACTTGCAAAATTTTGCGCTCGTTGTTTTGTCGTTCCGTTTTCTGCAAAGCGCCAATAAAATTTTGTGTTTTCAAAGAAAACTTCCACGCCTTCGGTTGTCATTTCGATTTTTATGTGGTCCCGCATATGTTCTTTCTTTAAAAGTGATTTGGGAACTTTTGGTAGAAGTTTATTTAAATAAAACGTTGCAGCTTCTTCTAATGATTGTTGTGTTACTTCTTCTGTCACTTTGGCTATATTTCCTAAATAATCACTCATATCCGAAAAACCGTTATTCTCCATACACCGACACCTCAGTGTAAAAATTAGTAATGGTATCGTCATTCTCATCACCTTGAATTGAACTAAATCCATTGAAATGAACACCGTTTAACTTAAAACTGTTTTTTAATGGTTTCAAATCTTTTTCGGTACCATCGGTAAAAAGCGACACTTGATACAATGCTTTAGTAGCGATAAACGTATTAGAAGCCCACTTTTGATTCTCAGCAAAATAGGAATAAACTAGGTATGGATAAGCTGTTTCACTCGGTGCTTTATCACGAAAGAATTTATAACCTGAATCAATTAATGATTTTCTGAATGTTTCAAAATCAGTCAACATAAGCCAAACTCAACTCCATTTCTCGTTTATCCATATTTGTGTAAATACGAGTGATTTTATAGGTCACAGAATCGATTCTAACAGCGCTAAACTTTTCTGTGATAGATTTATCCAATCTCACTTTAATCCGTCTGACAACGTCTGTTTTGGCTTGCTGTGAAAGATATTTTTCTTGTGCAGTTACTCCAATATCTTCGTACCATAAAAGCCTGTTAAGTTTATAGGTTGTAACTACTTTATCGTTCGAATCTGTTTCTTCTTTTACATTTAGTAAGTCTGCTTTCCAACGAAACCTATTCGTCTGCCTCTTCGGCATGTTGAATCACTCCTTGGATGATAAATGGCGTGATCGCATTCAACGCCTTATCTAATTCATCTTCTGAAACACGATATTCATAAGCAATACCAGCAACCATCAAAATTAAATATTCTTCTTGCCCTCCAGTTGCAGTTTTTACATAATTTTTTGCCATATTTAAATAAAAAGAGAGCATGGAATCATCCATCCCCTCTTCAAAATGAATATGTGCTTTGAATTTTTCTTCTAAAGATAATGTTTCAGCTTCGTTATTCACATTAACCACCTACTGGTTTTGTAATTTCATAACGATAAACAGCTGGCTCGAATGGTGAGTAAACTAATTGGCCATCTAACAAGTTGTAAATTTGGAACCCAACTTGATTTTTTCCAGAGAATTTTTCAACCAATTTTTGAATTTCTAACGCTCCAATAACTTCTTGAATTTTGAAAGCAGAAAAATCACCAAAATATAATACTGGTGTATCTGGTTCACCTTTTTTATCTGCTGCATCGGTCCAATCAACTGGATAACCAACTAATTGATAACCAATACCACCTTCTGCTTGCGTGAATGGTCGTAACAATGGGAATCCATCATCTGTTTTCATTTTTTCAATAGCAGTTAAAGCTGCACGATTAATAATAAAACGACCTTTTTTCATTACTTCTGTTACTGGTGTATTTTTAAATTCAATCAATGCATCATATAATTTTTGACCAGCACCTGCAGCTGTTAAATCTACAGGTTTTTCAAATGCAACAGCTTTTTTAGCTAAAGCTCCTGGGTTTTCATTTCCTGCATCGTCGCCATTAAACATATAATTAATTTCTTTGCGAACATATGCTTTTTTCAATTCTTCTACAACAATATCTTCTACTGGCACACCAGACATTTTTAATAGTTTTTTCGTTACAGTTGCCAATGCATCAAATTCTGCTGGATCAAGTAAAATTTCGTCAAATTGAATCGCTGTTTCAGCAATATCTGTCGTACGTTCTTTTTTGTTTACATTAGCCTCTGCTTTTTTCACAAGAATTGGATACTTCACATCGCCAGCCGTGCGAATCACCGTTCCGTATTTACGCAATAAGTTTTCTTCTTGAGCATAAGAAATCACTTCGGATGCAATCACTTCTGGTACTGTCACTGAACCATTGCCTGTTTCAATACCTAATGAACGTGCTTCACTTTCTGAAATATTACCAATAACAAAATCAGCAAATGCTTTACGAATTTGTTTTTCACGTTGTTCATTAGACATCGCATTTCTAGCCTCCATTCCTTCATGAATTGTGCGTAACAAGCCATCACGCTGTTCTTGACTAATCATGCCGCCACGATTTTCTTCGTTTTTATCATTGTTATTTTCGTTCGTATCTTTTTCACGATCTTCTTTATTTTCATCATCATTATTATCGGATTTAGCGGTTCCATCATCGCCTTTACCGTCACCAGATTCTGAATTATCATCCCCTAATTCAGCTTTAATGGCTTTTAATTCATCGATTAAACCATCAATTTCTTCATTAACTGAATCTAAATCTGCTTCACGCACTTCTCCAGATTCAATTTTGCCTTGTAAATCACTTAATCGTTTCTCGTGACGAGCTTGTAATTGACGCAATAATTCTTTGTTCATAATAAATTCCTCCTACGCTTCAAGCGCTGTTTTAATTTTTTCAATTAATTTTTTTCTAGTTTTAATATCTTGCTTCATTTCTTGTTTGTTTCTTGCTAGTGCTGCTTCTGTATCTTCGTAAGCAGGCAAAGAAACAATAGAAACTTCATACAATTCGACTTCATGGATAGTTCTTAAAACTGGGTCTGAACTATAATCCCAAGTTTCTTCCGTTGGATAAAAACCAAAGCTACACTGATTAATGTCCCCACGTGACATTGATTGAATCAAGTCATTGGCAACAGTTGTATTGGGCAACTCAACTTCAAATCGTAGTCCCTTATCATCTTCTTCAAGTTTCAAAGTTCCACTTCTTGTGCGCCCTAATACTTTGCCCCAGTCATGATCGAATAAACAACGAACATCAGAATTTGACAAAGCACGACTGAAAGCTCCAGGCTTAATCACTTCATTTAGGCCTTCCCATAATTCTGTTGGACTATTAAACACCGCCGCATAGCCAGTAACAATCTGTGTTTGACTATCTTCTTCGCTTCTTGTTTTAAGGTTTGTGATGTCAAATGTCCGAATTTCCTGTTTCTTCATTCTTACCACCTCCCTTCAAGTCATCCTCTGTTGTCAATGAATTATCGGTAGCATTCTTTTTGCCGATTTCCGTTAAATCATTTGAAATATAGACGGCTTGTGTTGCTTTAGTATTTTGTCTAGGAAAACCAAGCATTTCTGCCACATTATCAGGACTGGTAATACCAGTTCGAACAATGTTGTACCCAATATTTGTTTTGGTGGAATAAGGTACAAAGTCCAAAATATTAATTTTCCATTCCACTCGATAACCAGAATTAGGCACAAAAAAAAGAGCCGAGTAATGCTCGCTCTTATTTTTTAATATTGGTTTAATTGCTTTGTTGTGCAGATACATCATTGCTTTTTCAATATCTGTTCTCATTAATGCTTGATAAGTATTTACATCTATTCCTAAAAATTTTCCTAGGTCTTTTTTGTAAACACCCAAATAATTAAGAATAGCTGCATCATCAATTGGGCTTTTTAAAGTATCAATTGAGTATCCTTTACCCAAAGGAATCATTTTAACTGAATGACTATCATTATCTTGCGTTTCTTCCAACTGATTTAAAATAGCTTTTACTATCTTTTGTTGAGCGCTGTTATTTGGATTGATATGCGCATCCAGCTTTAACAAGAAAGCGAGCAAGCCGCCTTTCTTATATTTTTCTGTCAAAACCTTTTCAGCACTTAAAACACCTTCTAGCGTGCTTTTTGCAAGATCAATAATTCCAGCACCTTTTAAGGAATCCACACCAATATTTTTTATATGACGAATCATACTCCCTGGTATTGGTTGGCCATTCATTGAAAATTTTTCAATCAAACGATCATCTAATTTCGTTTGAACACCATATCCTAAATGTAACTGGTCATTATCTGTAATAGGAAAAGCTTCTCCATTGATTAACAATGTATTTGTTTCAAGCTTTGCAAATTCAAAACCAGTTAAATAATCATTAGGATTTTTCAATATGTTTAGCAAGAAATGGTTTTTGACTTCTTCGCCATCAGGGCCAATTACTACTGGCTCTGCTAGTGCAACTTGATTAGAAATATCTTGTACCAATTCATAAACATCAGACGATTCCATAATAGAAGAATCGTTAACAAAACGTTGTGAATATCTTGTTACATTGCCATAAATATCTTCAATCCAGCCACGCTTTTCCAAAAATCCATATACTGCATTTGAAAGTCTATCTCTTAGCTTCAAAATCTCACCGCCTTTCTATTATCGATAGATAGAATCTAAATATTCATCCATATCATCTTCGTTTACATCAATCATTTGATCCATTGTTTCCTTATGCGCACAAAGAAAAGCAACAAATCCATCGATCTTTTTCTTTGACTGGTTTTTACTTGGTACTTTACGACCTTGAAAATCCATTTTGACAACCACATTTAAAGCGCAATACAAAAATAAAGGATTATCAAACATAATCCTTTGCTCATAAAATAATCGCTCGGCATCTTCAAGCGGCGAGTTCAATACTCTTGCGTACTGATCAACTTGCACACATTCCAAGCCTAAATTTTCCAATTTTTCAACTAATCGGTCACTCATTGCTGGATCATAATTGACTTGTTGAACATCATAAAAATCCATGCAATCTTCAATAAAATGAAATATTTGTTCTTGGTCAATTAACTTACCATCACAAAATTCAACAAATCCTTGTTCTGCTAATTCAGAATACGGCACATTATCTTCCTTTTCTCGAAAATCAATATTTTCACTAGGAATAAAATATAATTGTTTTACTTTGAGTATCGCTCTTCCTTCGGCATCCCATGTAGGAAAATTTAATGATACGCAAGTTAAATCTCGGCTTTTAGATAAGTCCAAACCAATCCAACAAGGCTCCCCACTTAAGTTTCCTAATTCATTTGTGGGAACCAAACACGGTTCCACTTGATCTTGTTCAAAGAAATTATCTGCACCATTCACAAACACATCTAAATGCTTCGTTAAAAATTCAGCTTTCGAGTGAGCGGAACGTTGCGCAGTTTTAAAGGCTGATTCTAAAGCAGACAAATCAACAGATATTCCCCAGTTAGGATTGCACATTTCCCAAACTTTTTTATCTGTCCAATCGTATCCTTTATTTGGTTCATAAATCAAAACAAAGTTTGAATCATTATCATCACGCTTCAAGACTTCTTTTGCTTCTTTATAAACACGAATACCAACCGAACTACTTCCTTTACCAGCTGTAGAAATATTAAACATTAACGGCTGTGGCAATGAAATTTGTGCAGATTTAAAGTTATCGTACTGCTCCATTTTCTCTTGTTTATGCAGCTCATCATTTAAAACAAAATATGGATTGGAACCTTCTATGTTATCAATGTTTTTTGTCTGAACAATAAACTTATTTGTATAAGCCATATCTCCATGTAAATAGTCATACGTAATACTTGAAACGGTGCCTTTTGGACCTTTAAATATTTTAGTCCCACCTAATAGCACTGGATTATTTAGGATAGTAGCGGCAAAAGGCTTAGCAGCATACTGAGCTTGCGCAAAATCAGAAGCACATGCATAGCAATCGACAGATAAGGCACCTTCGCCATACATAGCATACCCCAACGCCCCTACGGCTATTAATGTTTTCCCATTTTTCTTTGGTATTTGTACGTATGCCTCACGAGTAACACGGACTACTTGCCCTTTTTCATTTTCTTTTACCCAGCCATAAATCCAAGAATAAATGAATTTTTCCCATGGCTCTAAAATAAATGGTTTACCTACCATATCGCCTTTTGTATGAACAATAAAAGATTCTACCCAGTCCATCATTTCATTTGCACGATCAACATCAAACCAAATATCTTTTCGTTTCTTCCATCGATACCAACGATCTATTGCTAAACGAACCGTTTTTGGATATTTCTTAGAATGCTTTCGAACTTCTTTCGCAAATAAATCAGCATAATTTACACCAGGTTCAATCATGTTTCATTCCCTGCCTTTTTACGCCATTTTTTCCGATGTTCTGCCAATTCATCTACAGGCTTTTCTTCTGGCCGTTTCATTTCTTCATCTGCTCTAGCTGTTGAACCACCAGTAATTTGTCTGCCTGTTTTTGACTTATTGGTCAATCCTAATAAATCCAATGCTTTCATTTTTTTATCGGCCCAAACTTCGACTTGTTGCGCTAGTGGATGCTTGCTATTGTTAGTAGCTCCAGCCTTGTTTGTTGTTTTTTGGGTTTCGGGAAATCCTTTTTCTTTCCACAGCATGTATTTGTATTGGTAAACTTCAAAAATATCCAAGTATGATTCAATCAATGGATCAAGAGTAATAGTGTATAAATCAGACTTGCGCATAATTTCTAAAATTCGCGTTTTTTCGTGATTAACTTTTTCATCAATAATCGCTTTGCGTTGCGCTTTTGTGGTCATTTTTTATACACCCCCCTTTTATTTTTAAAATTTTTGACCTAACGACACGCGTGACTGCCCCCTACCCTATCCCCCGACAAAAATTTTGAATCAAATTTGATAGGGGGGCTTCATTTTTTAAAATAAGATGGAAAAACTTTTTTCTCATCTGCTTCATTTTCTTCAATCACATGACACTTCGGACACAACAAACGAATATTGTTTGGATCAAGCTTGAGCATTTCGTTCTTCTTGATTGGAATCACATGATGCCGATGTGCTTGCCTTCCAAATACAAAACGGCCACATCTTTGACAGCAACCACCTTCTCTTTCATAGACAAAGTCAGCGACATCTTGCCATTCTTTTGTTCGATAAAATGATTTGTTGTCATGATGATAAACATTGATTGGCTTTTTCTTTTTTCTTGACTTCCTAGCATGTTCTGAACAATAAGCTCCTTTTTCTGTTGTATTAGAGCAACCTTCAAACTGACAATAGCGCATTATTTAGATTCTTTAATAATATTGAGAATTTCACCTTTTGCACGTACAGCACTTGGAATCTCAATACCTTTTCGTTTTGCATATTCACGCAATTCTTTTACATTCATTTCTTCTAATACAACAGATTCATCATCAGACGGAACAAGCTCATCTTGTTCTTCATCATCAGCAGCACTTGCAGTTGTTAATAATCGTTCGCCTTTAATTCCATCAGTATCAATCGTTACATTCCCAACAGTAATTGGTAAACCACCAACATATAAATCAGCTTCTTTACTTAGCATTGATTCAGGATTTTCAGTAACTTCAAAATCAGGTTCTTGGCCTTTAGGAACAAACACATTTCTTTTTTCTTCGGTATCCCAATACTCTGAACCAGATGCTGAACTTCTAATTAATACACGCATTGTTTATCACTCCTTATACATAATAAAATTTAAACTTGCCATTCGAATCAAAAAGCGCATAACCTTTTTTATCAATCACTAAATACTCACCATTGCTATACTCAATGATCAATCGATTATTTTTTATTTTTGCACTTAAAATAAAATGCTTGTTTCTTTTCTTATCTAAATACCTAGGTCTATATACCACGACCTCACCACCTTTCTATCAAACAATTTATAATTTCATGTACTTCTCTATATTCTCTTGTATATGCTTATCTTTCCAACCACCATAACCACAATAAACTAGCTTGCACGCATCGATTTCCTTTGGCGTAGCTTCTCTCATCATTTTGACAATGGATACATTTTCTTTTATCAGCACAGACAGTACAACACGCATTGAACCAGTTGAGCGGTTCGACTGTGGATATTTATGTGTTAACGATACATACCAATAGTTTTGAATCATGTTTTTCCCTCCTAGTTGTTTTTATGTACTTGATTCAGTAAATCACTTCTTGCTATACTATTCATGGGTAGCAACTCCTTTTTGTAAATAGCAATCAACAAAAATTGTGCACGAATGCTACCTAGCCACTAGAACCCATAGTCTAGTGGCTTTTTTATGTACGAAAAAAAGACCACTCATTTACGTTGAGTAGTCTGCTTTAATTCTTTTTTCAAACGATTTAGTTTTCTTGCATCTTCCTGCTTAATTATTTCAAATAACTTAAACACAACAATTCCTCCAAACAAAAAGAGGCACTTGCAAGCTAGTGCCTCACGTGAATGTAGCAGAAACATCTATTGACGATTCTTTTATTTAAGTAGCAAAGCTACCTACTGGAACAATAGGAATCGAACCTATACCGACGGTTTTGGAGACCGTTGCTCTGCCGATTAAGCTATGCTCCATTAACTCTCGCAAACCTGTAGAAAAAAGAGAGAGGAAATCCACCTCACTTCTTTAGTTTTATAATTGGTGGTTTGCGAGAGAATCTAAATGAGATCACAAGTGACTAAACGAAGAAAGTAGATTTTTTTACTTCCTTGTAATCTCAAATCAAAAAAATAAGTAGGCAATCGTTCCGTTTAAATTTTGTGTAAGTGTGTCGCATTTCTTATTTTTTTGACACTATCATAATAACTCGTTTCAAAGGTATATGAAGTGTAGATAAAGTGTATAAAAGAGGTATAAAAAGTGTAATAAATGGCTACTTAAAAGCAACCAGTTCCAGTGCCGAAGCAAATTGAACAATGATCATATTAGATTCTTGTTTCACTGATTCTTCACTGATACAGTTTCGTTGTGCCGCTAGATAGATTGGATTGCCGTTGATATAACGGTCATAGAAAATTCTTTTTCTTCGCTCAGTAACATCTGGTTTGTGCGGATGCTGAATCGCAGAATAACCTCTAACGAAAAGCTTATGCAAATAATCAAACTCTTCTTGAGCTTCTTCTTTCTGGATTAACATTTGCTCGGCTTCAAAAGTGTTTTTGGCCGTTGATGGTGGAACCAAAGAGAATGAAGCTGTTACTTTTGGTTCCCTCGGCTGGCCAACACGACATCTAGCAGCAAGATAGGCAGATAGGAAAACACTGACGTTATGTTTCGTTTGTTCCATGTCTACATCTTTTGCATCTGGTGTTTCATATTTCTTTACGTCAAAAAGTACCATCCTTTGATTCCCCCGTTTATGGTATAATATTCGTGTCGAGAATATTACCAATGGTCGGAGGAATCCGGCTTTTTTTATTGGCAGCTTTCTTTACTCATGATAAAATATTTTTATTGTGACCAATGTTTGGGGCAAAGTAACCTCACATATCACAAGCTACCACTTTTCTGGTAAAATATTCTTCTTAGTCAACCAGTGGTCGGTTGGCTTTTTTATACTTGATTTTTTATAATGGGTTTGGTATAAAAATAAACTTAATATTATTTCTTACAGAACTACCTAGCGGAAACTAGGTAGTTTTTTATACTATCGATTGTAAAAACTAAAATACATTGGTTTCAAAACTATTTAAACCCACTTATTAAACGACTAAACCAGTGTCCAATTAGTTCTGGATGTGAAATAAAATATCCGATTCCCACAATTGAGACAACCCAGCATATGCCTATAATCACACAAATAATTGTTAGAGGTGAAAATTTCTTATATTTCATCTATTCTTACTCCACCTTCACAGCAAACGGCCAATAGCGCTCATCAATTGCTTTGATTTGATTTTCTGTTAACGTATCCACCTTTTCCTTACATATCGTAAAATCAATTGTTCCCGCTAAATTTAAAAAAGTATATCCTATGTTGGTCGCCCCTTTGTCTGGTAATAAAACGTGATATAAAGGTCCCTTCTCGACTTCGTAGCCGTCAAGCCATGCGTGAGCAAACAACTCATGATTTTCAAAAGTATCAAGCCAGTCTGATACTTCTTTAGCTTTTTCTATATGCATCGTATCTCTAAGCTTACTTGTTGCTGAGCAATACAGAGTGCACTCTAATCCTTTGCATAACTCAATCCATTCTGCCACGAACTTCGGAACAACGACTTTTTTCGGTTCGTCTAGCTGTTTTGCTAAGCTAATTGCTCTTTCGTTGGCATAGTCAGCACCTCTCAAATAATCAAGGCTATCTGTAGGAACTTCTAAGCATTCTAACTCTTCAATCAATTCTTGTTTATTCATCGCTGTTTCCCTCCTAAAGCAAGCTACCATCGATTAACAATACTTCGCCGTCTTCTTCAAGATCCTCTAAATCTTCAAAAGCTCTTTCAATTCCTGTCATTTCCTGCTCTCCCACTCTGCTGTCAGCAACCATTTTCAACGCTTCGTATTTATCAATTGTTTTCATTTCCTCGAAGAACTCTTTTTCATTCTCTATGCCGCAAACAATATCCTTATAAAGTTTTAAACATTGTTTTTCATCTTTAGCAGCAATCAATGCTAAATAAGGTTCTTTAATTTCGTAAAATTTCATGTGTTTTTCCTCCATTACACTATAGTCTAATGATTCAGTTTCCCAATCGCCTATTTTACCTACAATCGGCTGATCTTCTTTTAAAATAGTTGCCCCAAACTCTTTCAAAGTGCTTGCAACATCTTCTTCATAAGGCGAATTTTCTACATCATGTAACAATTCATCAATATCTTCGTCGTATTCGATCTCAATATATCGTGTTGCCCTCAATGTTTCAGTTACTGCAATTTTGTATTTCATTCTGCTTCCTCCTACTCATACTCAATCTCAGTATCATAACTGTTATAAATAACGTTTACGTGCTCGTTTACTTCTTCATCTTTCTTTAGCCAATATGGCCGTTTTCCATTTCTCAGAGGTATTCCAATTCCATCGATGAAAGTTTCGTTATTATGCACAACGTTAAACGTGATATATTCTGCTATTTCCTCTAAAGTTTCATAGTCATAAAAAAAGTGGCGAAATTCTGCAAACCATTCTTCGTTAAAAAATTCTGGATCAAGCTCCACTTTGACTTTGTCACGTCTTACTAATTCAATGTTAAATTGTTTCATTCTGCTTCCTCCTGTTCAATAGCCCACTGGCTAAAAGCTTGTAAGACTTCTGCTTGTTGCTTTGGATTCAATCTACAATAAGATATATCTACGCTCCTAAGCTCTTTTGAACCTATCCTTGTCTGCCATTCTCCAAGGAGAAAGACAGCGCACATTGGACTTGCGTTATCTTGTCCAACATTTTCTTTCAACCAATCCAGCACAATCTGCTGATTTTCGTTGAGTTCTGTAATACATATTATCGTTTTTAGCTCTCTTAACTCGTCCTCTGCTTCATAAGCCAATTTATCTGATTCCCAATAATTATGCCAAATACTCAATACTTCGTTTTTATCTACTAGTTCTTGTTTACTCATTCTGTTCCCTCCAATAATTCTGGATTTTCGTGGATATTGCCTAAAAGCTCGAATGATTCTTCATGCAATTGGACAGTAAGTGCCAACGTTGCCAAATCAACCCAATCATCACCGCTATTCCACCAGAATCCAAGATTTCCAAATTCTTTTGTTATCACTACTTTTTCTGCTGTCGCTTCGTTTTCAATAGCTCCGAGAGTTTCAGGATCATAATCCGTATAAAACCAATGAATGTTGACCACGTCTCCTTCAAAAATTTCAACTCCGTTATCATCTTTAAAGCCTGTTGCTTGCATGAGGATCGCATCTCCAAATTTAGCCCACGGATCATTAAGCGGATTTTCATATATATTTTTTTTGAATAGATCTACATATTCATCTTCAATGTGTAAAGTTGATACCTTCCACATCTCTTTACTACGCTTATCCCACGCTCTAAACTTTGGAATCATCTTCTCCACTCTCTTTTCTTTATCTGATTTTTATTAGTAGACAGGCCGCTTTTCACATGGTTCATTAAAATTCTCTGCGTTTATTTTCCAAAAATCGTTGACAGCTTTTTCATATTGTTCTGCGTTGTAAGAATAGCCTTCGTCATCTTTTGACAAATGAATTAAATTGTTATTGTGATAAATAGCAGCAGAAAGTTTGTTATACAACGGCTCATGGTCAAGCCACGACTTGCCTATTTCCATAACAGTGACAGTTGGACCTGTACTTAAACCACTCAAAACTCTGATTTTTTGAGACATCATTTGTAATTCCCATGCACGAATTTTATCTGACTTTCTTATCATCTTCTTCACTCGCTTTCCGTTTAAAAATATAAATTTATATGTTCAAAGACATCTCTTTTTTTACTAGTGGTGTAGTTGTCAAAACGAACGAACAGCTCTTTCTTTACATTATTTGTTAAAAATCTAACGGAATATCCATACTTAATTCTGCTTATTTCGATGGCATCTCTGCATATTTTTTTCAGTTCATTTTTCGTTAGTTTAACGCTAAAACCTAGCACTATATCAGTAACACCATTCACGGTCTCTGTCTTAGCGGACCAATCGTCATTACAATAATGCCCATAAAATTGCCAAAGTTTATCATTATCTAACTCAAGCAAATTTATTTGCTCATTCATCTTATTCACCCGCTTTCATAAATACTAACCAATGTGTTTTTGCTCTTTTATTGCCATATAATGGCTTATAATCAATTATGCTTAATATTTCAGTTAGCTTGATTTGGTCCTCATTCCATTTAAAAACTAGAGTCCCATTCGGCTTCAAAACCCTCATACACTCAGAAAAACCTTTTTGTATATCTTCTTTCCAAGTTTGCTCATTCAACTTCCCATATTTTTTGGCCAACCAGCTGTTACTACCGGCTCTCAATAAATGCGGAGGGTCAAATACTACATGATAAAACGAGTTATCTTCAAAAGGCATCTTTCTAAAATCTGCAACAAGGTTAGGATTAACATCGATAACATGCCCACTGTCTAATTTTTCGTAATGTTCTCTGTTGTCCATAAACAAAACTTGTTCGTTTTGCTTATCAAACCAAAACATTCTGCTACCACAACAGGCATCAAGTATTCTTTTCATAATTTCAAAGGAGTAAAGAATTCTTTGTGGTCGACCAAACCTCCACTCCTTCCTCACAAATTCACTGGCTCTTTTTTATAACCAGCATCAATCAAAATACTTTCAATCACATAAAGGTCCGTTTTCTGCTTTAAACTAGCCTTAAATTTCTTGGCAATATTTCTAGCTGTTTCTAAAGAAACAACTTCATATGTTTTAGCCAATGCATCCGCAATTATTGCGGATGTTGGCGTGTAATATATCTCCAGCAAAATGAACACTCACTTTCGTTATGCTTCAACAACTTTATAGTGAACATCTTTAATGACAAAAGAGGCAACACTATAGTAATAGCCACCATTGCCAGCATCAGCATAAAAATCAGCAATAGCAATTGGATTTTGGTTGTGGAAAATTGTTACTTTTGCTTGGTTAACAACCGTATCGTCATCAGGAATATTGGTAATTTCTGGTAAAGAAACATTCGTTATCACAGCGTCCAATTTTACATTTTTAAATTTGCCATAAGCTCCCGCACAGCAATCTTGTTCAGAACATTCAATGGTAATTTTTGTTCCATCTTCTAAAATTAGAATATCTTCATTCCATTCCACAATACGTTTGTTTATCAACAATTCTTTAAAGTGATCGTATTCACCATAGTTTATATCGTAATAGCACATATCCTTTAACCCCTTCCGTTTTCTTCTTCATCATCTTCAACTGTCTTTTCTGGGAAAATGATGTTCTCTTTATTTTTGCTCCAAGAATCTGCAAACGGTGCAAAATGTTGGCGCGCAAGTTCAACTTGATCGATTAAATTGTCAACCGAAACATCATGATCAGCCGCAATTTCTTCTAAGGCTTCCCCTTCATCGATTCGATGCAACACGCCACGAACGTTGATTGTTACTGATTCTGGCCATTCGATAGTCGTTGCTTTCTTGATGAATTCGTCAATGGTTTCTTTCGATACTTGCACAGCAACTTCTTCGACTTCTTGTACATCATCGCCCATTTCTAAAGAAGTTTGTTCTTCTTTTAGAACTTCAACTGTCCCGTCGTTATTTACAACGTATTCGACATTCGGTTTATTGGTCTGTTTGTTTACTGGTACCTTGTATTCCACTGTTTCTGGCTGAATAGTCACAGATACTGTTTTACCTAACAAAGCATCTAAGTCGTCTTTTTTACCGACTAATGAGCCATTGCTGACGACTAATAACACTTCTGTATTTCCATTTCCTTTTGATGTAGCTTTCTTTAATTCTGGTCTGAAATTTACTTGTTTTGTCATTTTATTTTCCTACTTTCTTTTAATAATTAGTTGCATCTTTCCATTCGTAATCGAAATTATCGGTTATGAATGGTCTTTTTTCGTTTAAAGGCTTAGTTACACCTTGTGTGATCACTTTAAAATCTCTAGCACGAACAACAATCGCTTCAACTGGATGACCATATCTAAGGGCAAATAGACGAAAACGAAGCTTAACGGATTGGTCAATGCCATACACGCCAAAAGAGTTTTTTATATCAATGACATGTCTCCAACTTCCATCTAAGTTTTTTATGATGAAATCAGGTGAATAAGCTATCGCCGAAATTTTGCCTATACCATCCGCAGTTGGTGTAAGTTCGGTTAGTTTAAAACGCGGATGAACTTCAAAAGGCAACCCACAATTTTTGACAAACTTTGTATAAAAGTTAGCTTCCTTCTGGCTATCAAATGTGTAACCATCAATCGTGACTTTATTTCCTCGCTTATTCAGGGCTGTTGGTGATTGCATTGTTTTAACTCCCTTTCCTTGGTCGCAGTTTCCGCTCGAACTGCTTTTCCATCTTTGTTGCATTCTGGGCATGGAATAGGTGTTGCATAATTAAATCTGTCTTTTCCCCAAATAACACGCTGATCTTGACATCTAACACACTTCATTCTCATTTAGCCCCTTTCATCCAAGCTTGGTTATCTTTTGTTGCTTTTTCAATTGGTTCCTTTTTAAAATCTACTTTGGTAGATTTTGCTGTATACCTATTCGGTTTTTCTGGCATTATGATGGCTTCCTTTACTTCTGAAACGGTTCCGCCAGATACGATTGTTGCGATAGCTGCTGTCTCTTTTTGTTCAAATAGCACAGCATCTTTTAAGTTGGCTACTGGTCGACCATCTTTGCCAAGATAGGCTGAAATTTTCACTACATACGGCATTGAATGATCCCCCTTTCTATCGATTTGTTTTTAAGGCTTTAAAATGCGTTTTAAGCCGTTTTTCTTTCTTTATATCTATTTATATTCACTTGATTGTAAAACTGCTCTACGCTGGATATATTCGCTAAAAATAGCATTTTAGATGCCTGCTACTCGTTTGTCTGATGTCCCCTCAATTTTCATCACGAATCCTTGTGAATTACTCATGATGCGAGAAAGGATTCTCTCCCCATAAGCTTGGCTCATTTCTTTACCTGTTAAGTTCGTTGTAAATACTGTTGCTTTATTCTGCCGAGCTTCTACAATGCGATTTAAGGTGTCATTATTAAAGTTGGTACTGTCATTCCCTTTAACGCCTAACTCGGCCCCTAAGTCGTCCAAAACAACTAAATCAGCGCTTTTTATCTCTGCCATTAAGGTTCCTGTTATTGTCTTTCTGGCTTGTTCATCTTTCATCGCAAATTTTAGCTGTTCTAAGAGTTCCGCATAGCTAATGAACAGACAACGTTTATCATAGTTTGATTTCTCCAACACTTCCCAAGCCGTTGACATAGCTAAATGACTTTTACCAACACCGCTTTTGCCTGAAAGAATCATATGAATTGGTTTATTCAAAAGAATTTCAGTTGTGGCTCGATTGGCAATTTCAAAAGCAAGCTTGGTTTCTGTGTCTACTGTTTTGTATGTTTTAAAACGACAATTAATTAAATTTTTGTCGGTATAAAGAGAGCTGTACTTCAAGTAATTAATCGCTCTGGCTTTCAAACTATCGTTAAACATTTTCTCTGTTTCGAGGTCTTCTGCTTTTTTACGTGCTTTATAGCCACATTCCATGCAAGTTGGCGGACATCTATCGGACCCATCCTTGTTTTTTGCACGCCAAGCATAAAGATTTCCTCCGCACTCTGGACATGGATCAGGTGTGATATAAAGCAACGTTTTAATCATTTTTGAAAATCCATCTGATGCCGACTTCATTCTTTCACTTCCTAAAATCCAAGATCATCGTAATCCGAATGACCTGTATTTGATTTCTGTTGCTTGGTTGTTTTCTTTTGCTTCCTTGCTGCCTCTCGTTCTTCAACAGATTTGAATCCTCTTCGTTCCCAATCTATTAATATGGCATTGATGTAGTTATAGTTTCTTGCATTTGCATCAATAGCAATTTCAATAGCTTTAATAATTAATTGCTCAGCATCTTTTTGACTAGCTCCGATTTTTTCAAAATCAGAAATCCAATAATCAAAATCGGTCATAGTTTTAGACGACATCGGTCCAAATCCGTTATTTTCCCAAATTGAACGAATGGACGACCCTTTATTGTTATTATTAATATTCTTTTCATTCTTATCATTCTTTTCATTCTTGTATGTGTGCACTTGTTGTTCACTTGTTGTTCGTTTGTTGTTCACTTGATGTTCACTTGCTTGATAATCATCCCAGTTATTTATTGATATGACGCTGTATTTCGTAGTTGATTTGATGTTCAACATTCCTTCTTTTTCAAATCGTTTTAACCATCTCCATACAGAACCACTGTTCACTTGATGTTCACGTTTGACACCTTTATTCATCTCAAACGTTATTGCGTCGCGCCCTGTGACGAATTCTCCGCTGTTCAACCATATTTCTTTTCCATTAAAAAGAAATTTTCTGTTTTCGTGGCTAGCTTTCATCAAACACAAGTTCCACAATTTGTACATGTAAGGATTAGTCCATACGAATGAATCCATTACCTTACGATACAATTTGACGTAACCAGCATTCATTCGTTATGCACCTCCTATAAATCGTCCATACTGGTAAAATTTGTAATTTTGTTGTGTCCTCTACAATATTCACAAATTCCACAACTAACTGGTGCTTCCTCACCATTTTTAACTCGCACAACATGCTCGATGTTTTCTTTTAATTCTTCTAATTCGTAAATCATTTTTTCTTCGCTAAGAGTGATTAGTTTTGCTTCACTAGGTGTTTGTTTCGAAACGGCTGCAATGAGAGGAAGAAAATTTTTGTCATACTGTTGCCGAAGCAGTTCGCAATAAACAGCCATTTGTAACACGTAACCGAAGCGTTCAATGAAGTTTGCTTTTCTGTTTAAACGTTCATCCCATTTCTTCTCGTGCATATCTTTGGTTGTTTTGATGTCTACAAAATACTTTTCTTCTAAATTCAAACAATCAATTTTCCCTTTCCACATTGCACCACCAATTTCACCTGTGACGATCACTTCTTTTTCACCTTGATAAATATTTAAAAAGGCTTCTTCTTGTTTTAATCTTTCAATCATCTGCTCTGCAATTTGGAAATCTTTCAGTAGGCCAAACGGTTTTCTTGAAGAGAACATCTTGCTTTTATTTTCTTCTTTAAATGCTTCATGAATTTCTGGTGATTCAAAGTAAGAATGAACATAATTACCAACTAGCAATGCTTTTGGATCACTCTCTGGTGTCCATTCGCCTTTTAACTTTGCAAGAGCTGCAGCTTCACATTCAAGAAATTTTTTATATTGAGAGACAGACATATAAGCTAGGTCCGCTTCTTGTGAATAATAATTTTCATCAGAAAGGATAATCGTCTTCTTCAATCGTTGAGACATCAGGTTCACTCTCTTTCTGATTGGTTTCATAACCAGCCATCACATCTAAAGTTTCCTGAACTGGTTCTTCTAAAATTTGTTCAGCCGTTTTCGTTAAATCTTCTTTTTCGATTGGTTTTGCTTGTTCAATATCGGGTTGCTCTGGTACATCATCCACACGTGTAATTCGTTCATTATCGTTTTCTTGATCAACAGCTTTTTTATTGTTGGAAAATAGTTTTTCTTCAAGTACCGCAGCTTGCTCTTCTCGCTCTGGTGTCACATCTTTTCGTTCGAATTCATTTTCGAGTGTGTCTTTAGCAGCTTGCACAAATAAATCATTATCGTTACTAGTATTGATTAAATATTTAGCAGCTCGATTGATGACAGTTCTTTTTGCCATTTCTTCTGGGAAATCGTTTTGAACATTTTTTGTTTTTGCTTTACTCCATGACTTATCAATTTGTTTTTTAGTCATGACCGTTGTTACTTCTTTACCATTTGCTAGCTTAATAACCACATAAGCAGCCTTGATGTCGTTGTCTAGGTTTTCGAAGGATGTTTCATGTTTAGCAACAACTAAGTCTGGTCCGTCCATAGCAATTTCAAATACATCGCCTTCTCTTACTACAACAGGCGTGATCTCTGCACCTCCTGTTACTCGATCTAATACAGCCATGGTTCCAAAATATGAGCGCATAAGCTGGACTTTATTTCCATACTTGATAAAATAACATTGTTTTTTTGCTGGTGATAATCCTTGGATGACCATATCTAGTAACGCGTTAGAAATAGATGTTTTAGTTTCAGGGTTGTTAGCTGCCAACTGAAGAAGGTTTCCTCCTGAATTGTTGGTTAGTTCAAAGAAAGCACTTTTCAATGCATTCTGCGGGCTATAGCCTGGTGGCATTTCTAATCCCTGCTCTTGCAATCTATTTAAATTTCCGATGACTTGTTCATCTAAAGATCGTTGTGTCACCTGTGTTAAATCATTACTCATTGTCATTCTCCTCTTCTTTGTCATATTCCCATGTTGGTTCTAATGCTTCTTTTTCTTCTGGAGGTTCTTGTCTAGCCCCTAATGAATCAAATTCAGGCATTTTCACCACTCCCAAAATATTTTCGTTTTGTTTTCTTCAAGTTCAACGTGATCAAATCCTTCTGTTTCTAATTGAGATAAAAACGTTGATGTAAGACCTTTACTATTCACCACGCAACTTGTATTACCATTTGATGCTGCAGTTCGAATTGATTGAACAATTCTATTTTGAGCATTCGCTAACATTAATTCGTAAACATCATCACTTAAACCTCTTACTTCAATCATTGCAGTTCACCTCGTAAAAATGCAGTTAGTAGTTCATCCATAGATTTTTCATTTGCAGCATCTTCGGCTCTTTCTGCTACGCATTCTGGACAATCACAAGATTCGCTTATACTTAATTGCTCTTTTAGATCACCTACAAGTTTTTGCAAGAGTATAGCTAACCCGATAACTGAACCACAAAACGCAGTACTTCCTTGGCCTGTTTCAAAATTTGTAGCACATAGAAGAAGTTCAACATTCTGTGCCTTACATTCTTTTTCAAGTTCAATAATCATTCTTTCAATTTCTTTATTCATGTGGTACACTCTCCTTGAATTTGATATTTGTAATTGACCTACTTTGATGGCCGTCGAAGTGGGTCTTTATTTGTTGTTCCATCTTTTCATTCCTCATCATCAGACATCTTTTTGTAAATTCTTTCATACAGAGTCAATTGTCTTTCAAGCTGATTTAATGTATAAACGCCATTGTGTTTACGTTGATTAGATTGCATAAATTTCAAATTATTCTTCAATACATCGATTTTTTCTAGCACTACTTCTTTAACCATTTCAGTTTCATATTCATTCAAAACCGATTTAGTCTTAGTTTTCATTTGTGGTAGTATAGCTTGTTGTCGAGTTGGTAAAACGGCTCCTGTCCTACTATCTTGAAATGTTGGTCGTGAGTTCATTTGTTGAATGGTTAAACTATTTATTCGGTTTTCAGCTTCACTTAATCGTTCACTAATTACCCAATTATGAAAACACAATATAGCTACTGGAATTGCGACTATTCCTATTACGTCGAATACATTCATTTACTTCACCTCGCGATCTTCAAGCGCTAAATCATAAATTAAAAGCCAAATGATAAAAACCGCTATATAAATGTTTTGGATTAATGGTCCAACATTGCCACCTACTAAAAGTCCCAAGCCAAAAACGATTAGCAATGCCGCTATACGTCTTAAGTGATATATTTTTTTCATATTATTTCCTCCCTAAATTTCGCTTGCCCAAGATTTATCTTTTTTGTGATAGAAGCCATCTGCGACACTCTTCTTTGTCGTAGAACTTCCCTTGTTTACTTACTGATCCATGCGGAAGCCCTAGCTTCTCCCATTCCCTTATTGTTGTTGTGGAAACATTGAAATATTTTGCAATCTCTGTTTGATTTAAGACTCGCTTATCAACTGCGGTATCTCTTCGTGCTTTTTCTATTTCATCAACAATAATTCCGTGTACAAAATCTCTTAGAGAAGCTTCATTTTCTGGAGTTAAAATCACTTCCATTTTTTACACCTCCTATCTGATTTTGTAATAAGCAATAATATCGGTCATTTGTTTCAGATGTTTTTCTGGATTGTTTAGGATTTTTCGTAGATATTGTTCTGTAATCCCTAACGCACTTGCTACATCAGGAATTTCCCAATCGTTAGATTTAAAATGGTCTAAAATTTTTTGACGTGTTTCTTGAACATTTGCCATGATTTTTCTCCCTTCTATAAATTTGTAAACAAATTTAACAACTATTTTCTATATTTAGTTGACATACGCTGAGTATTACTCTATACTATGAGCATAGTTAAATAAGGCATTAATATATTGATTTAAAAGCTTTCTTGGCGGTAGGCGTTTTATTATCAATAATATTTTTTGTTGTCTTTTTAGTTGTTAAACTCGTTTACAAAAAATAGTATAGCTTATTATTCAGAATTAATCAACTAAATTCTGCTTATTTTTCTAAACTTTTTTTGTAAGCATTTAGAAAGGTTGATAAATCAATGAATTCTTATGAAATAATAAAAGAATTGGCAAAGCAAAAAAAGTTATCGATTAGACAATTAGAAATGAATTTAGGATATTCGAACGGTTATCTTGCAAAATGGAGAGTAAACACTCCTAATTCAGATGAATTAAGTCGCATAGCAGACTACTTTGATGTATCTGTTGACTACTTACTCGGAAGAGAGAATAAGAACATATCGAAGAGAGTAGATTTATCAGAAGATGATACTGTATTTTCATTTGATGGAAAAGAAATTTCAAAGGAGACAATGCGTAAAGCAATTGCTATTGCTAAAGCTTTGGAAGAAAACGAGTAATTGGAGTGGTAGTTGGTATGTATTTAAAACTGAAAGAATTGCTAAGTGATTATAATTTAAAATTGGTTTATATGGAAATGGAAGAATCTGGATTCTATTACCCTAAGCCAAGAATCGTATTTTTAAACGAAAAATTACATGAGGACAGAGCAGAAGCCTTTCACTTAGCACATGAGCTCGGTCATTTTATCGCTTCACACTATAAATATACAACGTTATATGATAGTCGCTCTAATACTTTTCATTCAAAATTTGAGGCAGAAGCTAATAAAATAGCAATTATAATTCTATTAAACATTTTTGTAGAAAATGAACTAACGGATGAATCACAATTTAAATTAGATAATTTTATGGATTTTTATTCTATAAATAGTAATTTAAGAACGGAATGTTTCGATGTTTGTCATTCATACTTCAAAAAAAATTATTCTTACGCACAGTAAAAAAGTCCGTGCTGGGAACACGGACTTAAACCTCATTTAGAGATTTACTGACAAGCATATTATAACAGAAATGAGGATTAATTTAAAAATGAAAAAAATTGTTACTTTAGGTTTATCATTATTACTGCTGACTGCTTGTTCTAACGAAACTAAACAGGTTTCAAAGCAAAACTCAAGTTCTACCTCAATTACATCTGAAAAGAAAGATATTTCTGATTCTAAAAAAAATAATAGCTCAAGTAGTGAGTCATCAACTATACATTATTCAAGTACACAAACAGATGAAACAACACAAAAAGAATTAGGCGGGTCTACCTATTCCCAAATTTTAGAGACTTATACTCAAAAGTTGACTACAACTACACCTATATTGATTGAAGAACTGCGAAATGAAGGAGAACCTATAAAAGGCAATGTTTCAGCATTAGCTGAGGTTTTAAACTCTAAAATAGGAAAATTAGCAGATATTTCAAATACTGGAATTTCGGAAATGGCAAGCATACAACTTTCTAATAAAGACGACTATTCATTATATGAATCTTGGGCAAATAAACTAACAGATGTTTATACTGCTGAAGCAAATAAGTTAACAGACCTGTACACCGAATTAGCTGCTGTTGAAACGGAAATTTCTACATCACAACAACCATTGCCATCTACTCAATCATCTTCAGTAATTGAACAACCTCAAAGCTCTGAATCTGAACAACCTGTATATGACGAAGTACGAAGCGGTGAAGGAGCTCGACAAGTAGCTGAAAGAAATGGCTTAACCTTAGAACAACTATTAGCATTAAATCCAGGCATTGACAACTCTGTTTTTTATCCTGGTCAACCACTACGAATTAAATAAATTAGAAAGGAATATTAAAAATGCCAACTACTAGAACAATGCCCGATTATGGAGAAAAAAGAAATGGTGGCAAAGGAGCACCTCCTCCGCCACCTACTCGCCCACAGCCTCGTCCATAGGCACTATATACAATTTCACTTTTTTCTCATAATCAATCAAAATATTTATATCATTATTTTTAAATAGAATTTCAACTGCTTCAACAGTTCGTCTTTTTTCAGGTTCTTTTGGTGCATATAATAGTAACTCATTGTATTCATCCGTATTATATTGATAAACATTTAAATAGCCAGAAGCGATATAGTTGTTTGCAAAATCAAAAACATAGATGTATTGATGATAAGAATTATCCAACGCAGTATCTCTAATTGCTCTATGTGTAAATTCTAGCTTACCTTTCTTTTTTCTAAGTTTATTTATCCAAGAAAAAAAAGATAAAATTGCTTTAGGTAAAACGAACAACCCAATTACTAATACTAATACAAATGATAGTATTGCAGCCGCAAATTGTTGGATGTACGGTTCCATATTCGACAAATTGTAAGAAATGATACTTTGAGCTAACAAAAATACAGCTAAATTAATAGCTGACAATATTGATACTACTGCTATTTTTTCTTCTTTTTGTGCATTTGATAAAACTAACAAATCATTACTTTTAATTAAGAAATAGGTAAAATATCCTGTAGCAGTAGATTGTATAAGTACTGCAAAAATATTTAAGTATTCAGTAACCATCATAGAAAACCCCTTTACAATTGGATGACCTCTTCATAGGCCAATTATAACATAATTTCTTCTATAAATCCCCCTCTCTGGCGAGTCTAAGCGTGTTCGATTCATGCTAGGGGCTTTAAAATTTAATAAGGAGGTGCTAGAAATTTGTCATTCCTTCTATTCGCTTGCCCAAGTGGAAAGGATAAACAATGGCAACTTTTAAACAATATACAAAAAAAGGAAAAAAATACTGGAAAGTAACTGCCTATTTAGGCGTAGATTATTTAACTGGAAAACAAATTAATGTCACTATCAGAAACTGTAATACAAAAAAAGAAGCACAGCTCAAGCTTAATCAAAAAAAATTAGATTTTGATAATGGAAATCTAGCTAACGAGCATACTCGTTTAACCACTTTTGAAGAAGTTTATTATATGTGGTTGGACGAATACAAAAAAACAGTTAGGGAATCCACATTCATAGCTACTGAACGACGTATGAAAAAACACATTTTACCCACATTCGGGAAAATGCGACTTGAGCGTTTAACAGTCAAGATCGTGCAAAAATCTGTTAATGAATGGTATAAAAAGAATGAAATGGGAAAAGTACTTTTGAGTTATGCTTCTCGTGTTTGTGACTATGCTGTTGGTTTAGAAATAATAGACTCAAACCCATTTAAGAAAATAACAAAGCCTAGTTCGCTAAAGAAAGTAGAAAAGAATACAAAAAGAAAGTTCTATACAAAAGACGAACTGGAACATTTCTTAAATACAGCTGATAGCATTGCCAATCAAGCCAAAGAAGAAAGTTTAGTTCTAAAATACTATGCCGACTTAGACTGTGCTATTTTTCGCTTACTTTCTTTTACTGGTATACGTGTTGGTGAAGCTTTAGCATTGAATTGGAATGATATTGATTTAAAAAAGCAGGTAGTTAATATAAATAAAACTACTGCTATCAGTACAAATGGATTAACTATAAACGATCCTAAAACTCCCAATTCTATTCGTAAAATTTCTTTTGATAACAAGACTGCTTATATCTTAAAAAAATGGAAACTTAGACAGCGTGAAGCTTTAATGAAAAAAGGTGGGTTTAAAACACAACTCATTTTTACAAAAATTGATGGTACCATGTTCCGAAGTCAAGACATTTACCAACGTTCCAAAAGATTGGCAGAAAAGGCTAACTTACATTCTATTGGTTGTCATGGTTTTCGGCATACCCACGCAACATTATTATTCGAATCAGATAATGTTAGGTCTAAAATAATCCAAGAACGCTTAGGACATTCTTCTTTACAAATAACTATGGATACTTACACTCATATTTCTGATGAAGTTACTAAAGAAGCAACAGATGCTTTCAGTAGCTATGTAAATTTTTAAAATAGCAAATCTACATCAATAACTAAATCAGTAAATTCCTAACAACAAAAAAAGAGCCTAGAACCCTTATAAAGCAAGGATTCTAGGCTATATTCAAATAAATTATTTAGTTTCACGGTGTAATTTTTCTACAACACCATATTTAGACAGACTAGAACTCACAAGGGTTTGCGTAATATCATTTTAATTC